CCTGCTTTAGAAAGAGAAGAAGGGCAATCTATTACAGAGCATTGGCTATACGAGTTATGGAACATGGCCTTTGTTTCTGGAGAAGTTGCGGGCATTAAAAGTTGTAAACATATTCTCAATGCTGACATAAATGAGTTAGATAACATTGAAGAATTGGGAGAAGAAAATATTAAAAAGACTCTTCAGTAATGAAGAGAAGGGGTATGTTTCGTTATGAATATCTCCGCGAAGACATTTGTTCTTTAACATATCTCTTCTCTTGATTACTGATAGCGAGAATTAGTAATCATCTCTGATGTCTACCTCCCAAAGCTAGAAGGATGAGAACCATTTTAGCTCTCGCATGAACGACCAGGGGTTATCCTATCACCCCTGGTCTAAAAGAAAGGAAAAAAGAATGCCAAAGTACGAAAGTAGATCGATAGAATTTAGAAAGCATTTAAGAAATGCGATCAGCTATATGAAACACGATACGACAAATTTTTCCCTGCCTCGCACTATAGCTTATTTAGAGGGCTATATTGCTGGTATTGAAGCACTTGAGGATGAAGAATACGAACAATGGCTTAAGGATCAAAAAGAAAATGCAGACATGACACCCAATCATGAAATACACGTTCATGGTAAAAGAATTAGTCGGTAAAAAGTTTATCTATTAATTTATCCCAAAAAACTATATAAATATACATAAGAGCGGGAGTATTTCCCTGTTTCGATCTCCCGCTTTTACAAGGACAACGATATGTTGAACGAGATAAAAACAAAAATCGTCCTCGCTGTCCAACGACAACGAATGTACGATCCGGTATTGAAAGATACAGTTGACAAAGTCTTAGTGACTTTCAACGACGGGAATGTAAATGGTTATCTTGCTGAAGAGTGGGATAACATGCTGAGTCAGGTAGACTCTATGCTAGAGAAGGCTTTTATTATTGAGCCTAAAGCTACTCGACCACAGTTAGATTAACTTTAACGTCTTTATCTTTCTCTTTTTTGCGAGCAGTGTCCTCGCCAACAGGAAACTCACCCTTTGATAATTTGTTTTGTAATGATGCTATATACAGATTTCTTAGCTCTGTCGGTAATAGTGATTCAATGTTTAGGTTATACTGTTTCATGCGAACCTCTAGTATATCAAAGTTCGTCAATAAATTTCTACAGAAAAATTAAAATAAATTACTTGACTTCTTTTTTGCTAACGATCCACTGACCAGGGATCACGGTCACCCGACCAACGTCTAGATCCATTTTATCGGACCCTATATCTGCAGCTAGCAAGAGATATTCTTTTGTTTCTTTGAGGACATATCCTACTGATAGAACCTCGGGTGGTGTCGTCTTCATTGCGTCTTTCAAACTATGCCACCCTGATTCCATTTCGTAGGCGTCTAGCCATCTAACTTCATACAGTTCACGCCTGGGATTAGTTTCAAGCTGTCCGTCATCTCGTTGCTTCGGTCGTTTTTTATCTGAGAGAACCATCCCTCAACCCCTCTGCAAATGTTATATGTTTTAAGTCCATGATGTGCAAATCCATCTAAAGCAGCTTGCTTTACAGACTCCAAAGATACATCATCTCCGACCATCATTCCACCATCCTTTACCTTGGGCCACCAATTAATGATGTCGTCTTTCACTGCTTCGTAGGTATGGGCTCCGTCTACTATGACCCCAAATACAGAGCCATCATCAAAAGAATTAAGAATATTGGCGTTATCGGATTTGTTAACATTAACTATGCACCTTTCTGCTTTGATATGATCGTCTAAATTTATGCAGAAATCGTCCCACAGAGGGTTTAAATTGACGTTGGCATGTTCCATACCCGAACCTTCAAAAGTATCTATCACATGCACCTTTACGTCGTGTTTTCCGCTAAGTTCCAGGGCATCACACAGAAACCTCGTGGATCTGCCTGCAAAACACCCTATTTCGACGATATCATCACCGTCTTCACAGTATTTTACCAAGTTCATCATGGCATCATGCATGTTAAACCAACCTGGTATGTCTAAATATTTATACATTGTCTTTCCTTTCGCTGAGTTCTATTGCGGATTCTAGCATCACTGCTTGCATATTGGTAAAGTAATTCTTACCTAACATTTTTCGTGCTAGCTCCCTTGCTTTTTTACGTTTTGCTTCTTCTTTTTTATGTCTTACAGAAAATCTTTGATCACTGTAATCGTATATTGGATTTTTAACTCGCATTGTTTTTACTCCTGAAGTTATATTTTCTTGGTGGCTTTAGACCATTCATGTTTTGACGAGCATAGACCTGTGCTATTCCTTTGCGTATCTGGTTCATAGCATGATCGTAGGCTCGTCGTTTCTCGTCGGTATCTCGAAGACCATCATCTTTGTATTGATGTAAAAACATCTGTAAATAAAACAAAGACTTTTGGTTCATCTCTAAGGGGTAGAGTCTTCCGTTTCTACCGTACCTCATCCTTCTTCCTCCACTTCTGTATTATTTGTTCTCCTGTTGAATCATCTATGTAATAAATCCAATCACCGATAGTGATGTAACAACAGTCCTTAGACCTGATATCAACGACCATTTTTAATAATCCTTTCTAATTTTTTTAGTTTTTGTAAAAGGTCTTCTTTCTTGGCCTCTTCTGATTGAGGCACGAACCAGGGAACACGGATCCACCCATGCTCTTCTAATAGTCTTTTTGCTATATGATCGAATTTGTAGTTCATCACAACCTTTCCTTTCTTCCTATTCTCCATACTCTAAAGCCACTGTCCTCTTTTCTAACCACAAGTTTCTTTTTAGATGTTCCTTCCATTACTCTAATGGCGTCGTGAAGCAAGGTCCTTTGTGACTGCTTGAGGAAAATACTATCTCCCACTTCCATTTTTTGATAAAGATCATACGCTTTATGAAAGCGAGCTTGCTTTTGCGGTACTGGAATACCTTTGTCTATTTGTATGTCGTCCATATTTCTCTCCTTTATTCTGTAGGACTAAACAATTCTGGGTAAGTAAATTGGCTCTTATCGTCTTCGTTATTAAAAAGTACATTGACCTGGTGGTCTATATTCTTTTTGATGTAGTCTCGCATTGAGGGTAAGATCCTCTCTTTACTACCGATAAAGGTGCAGGAATATTCCTTACCTTCATTTGTCTTAACGTTAATTGTTATGTCCATTTCTGTATGGGATAATATATTGTTCTAGAGTAGTGGTCAATGGAAAAGTAAAATGTAAAGGAGGGAATCATTGTGATTGCGAAAGGATAAACAATCACGGACCACCGACCACTGCCCATGATTATAGCATAAAGACTCTATAGTGCCAAATCCTGAGTAAAAAAAAAATATTTTTCAAAAAACCTAAATCTCGTTCTTCCGTTCTTCAATACCCTATATACACAGTAGATACAGTAGTTTATTGTAAATTTAATCGTTCTTCAGTCATTCTTCAGAAGACTATACACAGTCTTTACCAAATCCATTAGGGGAGCAGGGGTTGTTATTTTGTTTTAATTTTTTCTTTATTTTTCAACATTTGTCGCTATATAATATTTGTATTATGAAATTTAGGAAACCAGGGGATGATATTATCCTGACAAAAGAACTTACCGAAATGAGAGATGAACTTACTGCAAAACAAATAGAGTTTTGTCATCACTTAGTTGCTCAAGAGAATAGAAAAACTGCTACTGAATGTGCAATCATGGCAGGCTACTCTGAACACTCAGCTAGGATAACTGCTTCCAAACTACAAAGTGCAAAAGAGTTCCCTAAAGTACATGCTTACATCAGGGCATTACAAGAGGATCTTTGGAACAAGTATAAGATATCTCCTGCTACTCACATGAGAAGACTACATGAGATTGGTCTTCGTGCTGAGAACCCAGATAGTAGAGATATAGTTGAGTTCGATATGAAACCTGATTTAAAAACTGCACTAGCTGCCGAGATTAGCAGAGGTAAAGCTGCAGGATATTATGAGAAAAAAGAAAAAGTTAAAGACAAGAGTATTGATTCACTTAGTCTTGAAGAAGTATCTGAAATGCTTTCCAAAATGAAAAAAACAGTTATCATTGAAAGCACCCCTACTGATTTGGAGAGCAATGGACCCAAGACAGTACAAAGCGACGATCAGTCAGAACAAAGCGATCAACAAATTTCTTGAAGAAGGATATCTTGTTTTTGTTAACGTATGTGAGCAAGGCCCAATAGATATTGTTGTTGTTAATCCCAAAAACGGAAGACCTCATTTTCTTGATGTTAAAACATCTAACGGGAGCAGGATTGTAAATGGCAGGTCGATTGGTGGTGCAGGAAATAAACTTAAACCAAAACAAAAAGACCTCGGAGTTAGACTCTGCCTTGTCGAGGGAGAGGAAGTCCGCATTGTTGAAAAAAGAGAAACAATCACAAAGAGGTTTAAAAAAAACAAAGTCCACCCCTTCCGCAAATCGAGGAAGGGAGTCAACCTTTTGGAAGAATGTTAGGTCAATCACCCCCAATATATTTTGGACCCGTATAGAAACATACGGGACACCTGGAATTCCTGATTTATTGGGAGTTTTTAAATCTAAAAAATTTAATCGTAATATTTCTTTTTGGTGTGAATTGAAACTAACAAAAGGAAACAAACTCAATCTGTCACCTTTCCAAATTTCGTGGAATTTAAAGCGTTATTCTTTATGTCAGGATAGTTTTATTATGGCCAAGGGGGTCGAACAGAGGGCAATTTATTTTTATCCTGGGTCGCTTGTGCGTGAGCTTGCGACTGATTTCACTTCGGTTGAACCCTTGTTCGTGGTCCATCAACCATGGACGCATGAGCTTGAGCCTGCGCTTGAGCGTGTGCTTGTGCATGTTCCTTAATTAATTTTATATTTTTCCAGGAATTAAAAAAGCCCCGGATTTCTCCGAGGCTCTTGAATTATTTATCTAGTTTTTTGATGGCTTTGTTCAGAGCTTTTCTGTCTCCTTTATAGATTGCAAGCATCTTTTCGTAGAGCTTCTCGTGCTTGAACTTGGCCCGCAGCTCCTTGACGTTGCACTCCAACTTAACTGAGGTTGTTGTGCCTTCTTCGTCCTTGAGGACGACGACCAGGATACCAGACTCGTACTTACCACTATCTGGATCGAAGGTATTACCGATACCGACGCTTAGCACTTCGATATCTGAGTTGATCATTTTCATATTATTCTTCCTTTCGTATGGGATACTATAGGATACTCCCAGGAAAAGTCAAGCACTAAAATTTCGGTATCCAGGCCTGCCCCTGGTCCCGCATTACTATCAAATGCCTGAGCTTGATCCAAGCTTGTTCCTGTGCCTGTGTTCCAGGCTCGTGCCTGAGCATGCGCCTGCGTGCGTTTTCAATTAGCTTGTGGATGGAATCC